GGGTATATTCAGCCACCTTCGTTTCAGATTGTACAGACGGGTGGTGAGGTCGGCATCTATAGTGATAACACGTCTACTTTTGGCACTGATGTGTTTGGTGCGCCTAGAACTCAGAACTACCTTAACCAAGTTATTGGCTCTGGTGAAACAGTAGCGATACGTATTGAAGATAATAGTGATGATGCAGCATTCCTATTAGACACAGCACTCTTTGAGTATGCTACAGATGATAGACAGTAAGGAAAACTGATATGGCAGGTTATACACGCCAAGACACAGCTAATAACATTGCTAACGGCAACGTAATTGATGCTGATGACTTTGATAATGAGTTTAACGCTATTGATGCAGCGTTCAATAATTCTACAGGACACGTACATGATGGTACGGCTGAGAATGGTGCGCCTATTACAAGGCTTGGCCCTGTACAAGATATTATAGCTACAGCTACTCTGCTACGCCCTAAGACTACAAATGTAATTAGTTTGGGTACTGATGCAGTTCGCTATAAAGATCTGTTCCTTGAAGGTGACGCTGATATAGATGGTACAGTAAACGTACAGGGTGCTACTACACTGCAAGACACCTTAGCTGTAACAAGCAATGTGACTGTGGGTGGTAACCTCACTGTAACTGGCAATGCTACTATCGCAGGCAACCTTACCTTTGGTGATGCAGCCACTGACACCGTTAGCTTTGCTGCTGATGTAAGCTCTAATGTACTACCTGCTACAGATGATACGTATGACTTAGGTGCTGTAGGTTCTGAGTGGCGTAACCTCTATATTGATGGTACAGCTAACATTGATACTGCTGCAGTAGACACTGCTAACGTAGGTACTTTAAATGTTACAGGTAATGCTGATGTAGACGGTGACCTTACTGTTACAGGTAGTATTAATGCATCTATCTCTGGTGTGGCAGCAACAGCAGATGCCCTCACCACAGCACGTACTATAGCTTTAGCAGGTGATGTATCAGGTGCAGCTAACTTTGATGGCTCCTCTAACATCACTATCACTACAGTCATTGCTGATGATAGCCACAACCATACTATCGCTAACGTAGATGGGCTACAGGCTGCGCTAGATGCTAAACCAGATGGGTTAAGTGATCTAGGCGTTACAGCACTTTCTACAGAGATAAACATCCTAGATGGTGTTACTGCTACAACTGCAGAGATAAACATCCTAGATGGTGTTACTGCTACAACTGCAGAGCTTAACATTCTGGATGGCGTAACAGCCTCTACAGCAGAGCTAAACTACGTAGACGGTGTAACGTCTAACATCCAGACACAGCTTGATACAAAAGTTACAAGTTTTTCGTTAGAAACTTACACTGGTGATGTTGACATTGATGGTGAACTTATAGTAACATCTTATAATGAAACATACCAAGCTGTTTCTTCATCAAGTAATGCAACAACAATCAACTGTGAAACAGGTAACGTATTCAGTCACACATTAAGTGAGAACACCACGTTCACTTTTAGTAGCCCACCTCCAAGTGGTACAGCTTATGGCTTCTCACTGAAGATTATACAAGATGCAAGTGCTAGTGGTTATACTGTAACATGGCCTACCTCAGTAGATTGGCCTGATCAAGTAACACCTCCTTTAACAACAAGTGCAAATGCAGTGGATCAGTTTGTGTTTTATACCCATGATGGCGGTACTACATGGTATGGGTTTAAAGCAGGAAGAAATATGGGATAACATAATATGAACTGGAAAAAAGCAATAATGGCATCTGCAGGAGCAGGAGCAGCCTACTTTGTAACCTCTATTGATACAAGTTCTGGAGAAGACGAAGGTGATTTATCTAATATAGCTGTTACTACAGATGGCGATGATAATATATATGCTACCTTTCAGGGTGTAGATGACGGTGATAATGTAAGAAGAGCTACTACTTTTAAATTACAACCTTCTGGTGATATTGTTGCTTCTTTAGCTTCAGACAGGTCGGGTAGTAGTGTTAGTACTCAACAAAGATTTTCTTCTTTAAAAAACTACCACGATGGCAATGGTAACTTTATATACAGTTTTAGAGATCAGAATGACAGAACACACATACGATCTGTGGCTGATACACTTTCAACAAGCTCAGAAAACTATGAAAAGGCATTGCGTAAAAACTCTACCTACCAAACAGACGGTAGAGCAGTTTATTTTGATGATAACAATAACGTGTTTCTTACAAACTACGATGGTTCTCGTACTGAACTTATGAAGTTTGCTGAAAGCAATCTAAATTATTCTGATGGTATAAGATATGCTCATAATAACTTTCAGTCTCAGCTTCAACCAGATTTCCTGGCGGATGGTGGAGGCATAACTACAGATAGTAGTGGTAATATATTTGTTGCAGGTAGTCATGCTCATTTTGGTTATAGGGCAAGTATTTATAAATTTAACTCTAGTATAAACCATCAGTGGGGAAGGACGATGTATAACGGATCAAGTGCTTCCCGTTCTCATTGTTGTGCTTGTGATAGTAGTGGAAACGTTTATGTAGGTGTTCAGTTTGCATCACCTGGAGATGAGGCACTTCTTGTAAAGTTTAATACATCTGGAACACATCAATGGTCTAGAGTTTTAAAATGTAATAGTAATGGTGGTCGTTGGATAGACATGCATATAGATGGAGATGATAATATATATGTCTCTGGTGTTATTTTTGAAGACTTTTCAGGTGGAGATTTTGCTGGTAGGCAAAGGATTACAACGTTAGCTAAGTATAATACATCTGGAACATTACAATGGGAAAGAGGTTTTCGTTATACAAGCACTACAACAGGTTTCTCCGTAACTGATAACAACTCTGCTGTTACTACAGACAGTACAGGTGCAATAATTTTAGCAATGCATGAATGCAGTAGTAATAGTGGTTCTAGCAATCATACCCTTCGTATCTGGAGAATACCTCCTGATGGTACACTTATGGGTACTTATAGTGGCGGCACAGACGGTACTGTTCAGTATGGTGAAACTAATAGAGCAGCCAACAGTGGATCGGCTACACAACCCACTATATCAAATATGACACTTAACGTTGAGTCTTCTTATTTTGGTACTGTAGATATGCCAAATCAAACACTAAATCATGAAGTACCTAACTTCTCATCAGACACTACAACATCTGTTTTAAGTTAACATTGAAAGGTAATAAAAAATGTATGTTAAAGTAACAAACGGCTCCGTTGACCAATACCCTTACACGGTTGGCGAACTTCGCCGTGATAATCCTAACACATCTTTCCCAAGAGTAATACAAGCACAAACGTTAGAAAGTTATGGTGTATATGCTGTAACAACAGAAGATTATCCTGTAGTAAATCCAAAGACACACAAAGTTGTTGCACAAACAACTCCAACTTTAGTTGATGATATTTGGACAATAGGTTACAATACAGTAGCACTAACTGCAGAAGAAATAACTTCTTATAATACAGCAATAGCAGATAGTAATCGTGCTGTACGTAATAGACTTTTAACAGAAACTGATTGGTGGGCTGTGTCAGATCGTACTATGACTGCTGAACAAACAGCATATCGTCAAGCCTTGCGTGACATTACAAGCCACGCTAATTGGCCTCACTTAGATGAGGCTGACTGGCCTACTAAACCATAGAGTGTAGGTTATGTCTGACATTAAACTTACAGCAGATGAAATAGAAGATATGCTAGATCGTGCAGCTAGACGTGGGGCAAAGGAAGCCTTACGTTCTATTGGACTGTTAGATGACCAAGCACAAAAGGACATCACCGAAATGCGTGGCCTACTAGAAGCGTGGCGAGATACCCGTAAAGGTATTTGGACTACGGTAGTAAAAATAACAACGGTAGGTGTACTAACATTTATAGCAGGTGCTGTCTGGATGACACTAAACAAATAAGGCATAGACATGATTAATCAAATTAAAAATCCTACATTCGGTGGTTTTAAACCAGATGCCATGCAGCGTATTGCAGGTACGCTAGGTTATACTGGTGACATGTCTGGCTTTCAACAGTACTTAGAACAGAACCCTGAAAAACGTACACAGATGGATCAGTTTAAACAAGCTGCTATGACTATGGCTAAGGGTGGTGCAGTACGTAAGTATCAGGAAGGTGGTATGGGAGTGCCTAAAACTCCTATTATTGCACCTACACCTGAACAGCCTAAAC